GGGGCAGAACTGCCAGAATTATTGGAAACGATTGCTTGCAGAACAGAATTTAAATCTGCCCTTGTCGCTGGGAATGCTTGATTGTCAATCACATAATCATGCTGTGCCATTATTTACCTCATTAACTTACTACTGCGCCATATCCTTTGGCCTGAAAATCAAATGTCCTATCCACAACTGCAGAAGAACTATTTTTAAATACTATCGTAAAACCTGTCGCAGATTTATTTGTAATAGTATAAAAATCTCCACTGTTCATGTTCTGGGCTGTGATTGCTACGTTTTGCAATACGCTGAACGCTGGCGAAAACGTAACATTTAAACCACTGCCGCCTGTTCCTGAAGATACATCATTTCCGTGACTTAGTCTATCAGGCATATCAACAATGACCTGTAACGTGTCAATCCGTGGTGTTGCAGATGTATCTTTAGAGTTTAGAACTGCCCTGAACTTAGCCGCCCTGAATGTGTACTCTCCCACTACAAAATCTCTAAACGCTGTATAAGAAGGGCTACCAGCAGGGTCGCCATCAGTAGTCGCAATCTGAAGCTTGGCGTTTGTATCACCAAACTCTGATGCGTCACCATCAAAGAAACCCTCACGAGTATCAAAGTCGCCATCTGCGTCCTCAAATAGCCCAACATAGTCTATTCGGTTCACAACTAAGTTAGATGTTACCCTGCTTGTGAACTTATTACCTAAATCTATGCTTGCGTCACCGTCAACTCCAACAAAATTATAGAAGCCTTCATTATCAACGGTAGAAGAACCGCCATCAAATAAACCTTCTGCATCATCAAAGTTGCCAGATACGCTATCAAAAAGACTTGTTGTTGTAAGTATTAATTTATTATCAACGACAACAGTATCAGTCTTTGTTCCAGAAAAGGCAGGGCTTTCAGTTATTGTTGAAACAATGTTTCCAGACTCAATGCTGTCAATCGTCACGATAGATTGTGCGGCATTGCGGCTTTCTCTGCCACCCTTATCAAAAGCCTTGATGAGATATGTTCCCGTCAAAGCTGGCACGACAGCTGTGTTTGCTGGTCTTGATATTTTATCAGCAATCGTCCTAGAAGTGATGAATGTAGCACCAGTAGTAGCTGGCGAATGTCTTACAATATAATGGCTTAAATCTAAGTCGGTAACTGGTGTCCAGCTAAGATGCGATTCCTTTCCAATGATATTCACCGAGAGGTTTTGCACGTTGGAAGGGATATCAGTCTTACCGACTATTTTTCTGGTGGTGGTTGCAAACGCTGACCTGTTGCCAATGCTTGATATAGTTCTGGCTCTAACGTCATATGTTATGCCATCCTCTACGTCTATCATTTCAAATCTGACTGCTTCGTTGAATGTAGATATGCCTAAAGATGTAAACTGGCTATCAGATTGCTTTTTAGCTTGAACCTCCACTTGCTGTGCTAAGAAGTCGGATGTTGTTACATCTATGTTTAGCACAGTGATAACTTCCTCATTGATGATACGAACCTCATCACTTGCTGAAACGGATGGCGTTAATAAATCGGATGGGCTTCTAAGGTTTGTATTGTCAAGCACAAATGCTGTTTCTTCAGCGTTCCAATCGTACACGCTAGACGCTAACTCTCGCAGTGTTAAATCAACCCCAAGTTCTGCATTGCCATTAGAATCAACGCTGTTGGAGAAGTTCCAATTAACGACCTCGAAAACTTTACTGCTAAAGCCATATCTATCCAGCGTAACCATCACTGTATCGCCTATATTGTGCTTAAACGCAGTCAGCTTGCATGGCATATTTATTACAAGCTGTTGACGCGATTTGAATAATGCAATCTTAGCAATCCGTTGAGCCATTGAGGATGACTGTGTAAAAGTTAGGTCAAGTTCACTGAATACACGCTCCGCACCATCCTCTGCTTCAAATGTCGAACTGGTAATAGATGCATAATCAGTCGGTTGCCACTCTCCGCTTTCACTTGGTAAAAACACACCCTTAACTGCATTGAAATTATCTCGGCGGCTTGGCTTAGTTACAATGGATATGCCAGCCCGTAAATCATCTTCAGTTAGTGTGTCAGATGGCGATGAGTATGCCCCTGCTTTTACGTAAAACTTACCACCAGAATATGCAAGCGTGCCAGCCATAGCAGATAGCATTTCCTCAATAACCTGTTTGGGTGGATTAGCTGTATCAACAACTCCGTGACTTTCATATCGCTTCTCTGTACCGCCAGCCGCCAAAGTTACATTTTCATCTGAGACATTTGCCGCCGCAATAAATGATGCGTCATCAATCTCATCGCTAGATGCGCCAATGCCATATTCGGCATTTGTCAGGTAATCACGCAAAACCAATGCAGAGTTCTTGCTGTAAGCTGTTGACGTTGTGCGTGGGTCATAAATCTTCTTACCTTCCACCACGGCTGACACGTTAGGGATGCCATTCGGAAATGCATCGGGGTCATACTCTAAACGTGCGTAAACAAACGCTATGCCTTTAAGAGTTGCAGTGGCAGGCCAGATTGCGCCGTATTGCGCCAGATTTAGATGCCCTTGGTCTGCCGCTCCAAGTTGTGTTTTTACGATTGCCTTGCCTGAAAACTGAGATGGTGAAGTTACATTACCATCACCATCAAGCGTTAACTCTTTATCGTTAAAATAAACATTCTCGACTGAGTTTAATTCGTTGCCAGCAATCGCAACAATCATGTGTAGATATTTAGACTTCTGACTTGTCTCCATAAAGACAACTGCGCCTGAAACCCTCTGGCGACCATAGACAATCTTTCTGGATGTAATTGGCTGTTTGACCATCTGGCTTCTGCCAAGCATGGTTGCTTGTGTTGGTATCTTCGGCTTTTTTGTTAAAGCCATTGAAATGCCGGATAAAGCTAAAGCAGTCACAAATGTAGTTGTAAAGCTAAACGCCGCGATTGCCGCCAAAGTGCCAAATGCGTATGTTGCGCCAGCGGCGGCGGCTGTATATACTACTGCGGCGACTACTGCCTGTGGCATCTCAAATACTCCATCCAGCTTTTACGTCTTTCGTTTTAAAAAAGACTAATCCATTAACACTCGGAACGGCAATTTTACCACCTACATCGACACCAATCGCCAATCCATCTGGTGTATCGATAGCCGCCCAATCACCTCTTTGTATCATACTTGGATTTATTTGAACACACCGCCTGTTGACACAATCTATCATGCCACGATAACCGTTTTTCATAAATGCTTTGGTTGCACCAAACTGGCTATGATAATCAGCTTTATAAAGTTCAGGAAACCTAGTCACACCTGATATAGCTTCCTCACATTTGACCGCAAAAGTAAAACAATCATGCTTACCCCACTCAAATGGCATCTGCCTTACTTCTTCTATATATGCGGCAAGCCTCTTATCCCAATCAGCGTAGCGCATTAGAAATACGGTAAATTAACATCATAAACATTATTGACCGACACTGGTGATGAAATGTCATCCTTGCCACTACCCCAAGCAATCTCTTTCTCTTGCAGTGATGCAACAAAATCCAAACCAATATCATCAGGATGATTTAGCTTCTGGTCTTCACTTGTATAGCGTCGCAACTTTGGACGCTCCAATTCAATCAGCCTGCTTTCAGCAGTCATTGAGATGTTTGCAGTCTCGCCATTATCGTCGATAGTCATCACATCCATACGACCATCAAAAATTAAATATGGGTCTGCTACGACTGCACCAGAAGATATAACACCTAAAAAAACTTTGGATGAACGTGTCTGATAATTTTCTGTAAGCGCAAGAGTTATAAGGCTTGCATCAATACCATTAAGAGACATCGATACGCCTCTAGCCGCAATCTCAACCGTTTCCTCTACTGGCGATATTCCCAAGAATTGACCACCACCCGTGTAAGTTTCACTGGCAACTGTAATATCGCCATAGCCAGTCCATAAGCGCAAAGCACCGCTATCAAAGTTTAACTTAATAGCAAAGAATGGCTGTAACTCATCAGCCGATAATTGATTTGATACTGCGGTTGTAAGATTGCGTGACATTACAAACTCTCCACTGCACCAAATGTAATGCCATAAAAAGCAAGGTTGTTGATGTTCCAGTTTGCCTCGTTGCTTGCAAGCCTGAACACGCCTTTTGCATTAGCTACGACCACTGCCGCTCCGTCCGATGGTGATGAGCGTAAATTAGGCCAAACGTCTAAGGTTGCCTCGCCGCTTCCATTGCTGTTTGCATCGTTTAAAACTTTATAAAGCTGTGCAGTGGCGGCTGAACCTAACTGAATGTAATCGCCTGCTTTTAGATAGCCTGTTGCGCTGGCTGGCAATCCGTTAATGGCTAATGTGTCGCCAGTTTGGCTTGCGCCGTTTACAACTGGCGTTCCTGCGGCTGATGATGCCGAGCCTCTAGCAGTGCCGCCCAATGGGTCGCCTAAAAGAAACGTGCCTTTTTGACCGTATAGCTTCATCAAAAACGCAACCCACTCCTCTGCGTTTTCACGATTCATTTGTGGCAGTGTAATATCGGCCTCCCAACGTTGCCCAGAGAATTGGTACGTTTGCTGTTTAAAACTAAATGGAGAAGTTGAAACTCCAACAACATTTCTAGCTGTAAGCCTGATGCCAGCAATGGTTTTATTGGTCGGGGTAGATAGAGGATATGTTATAGCCATTACTATCTCCCAAACGCTTTGGAGTATGAGCCACCACGCATTCTCGCATCGGCGACAGCCGCTTTTGTAGCTTCTGCAATTTGTGGCATTAGGCTTGCAATTTCTGTTCTTACAGTCTGCTGAACGCCTGTTGAAACATTTATAGTTTGATTAATCGTGACTCCACTGCCGCCCATCTTATCATTTGGAATGATACTGCCCGACTGGTTCGGAACAAATAACTCAGCACCTCTTTCACCGACCATATATGGCTGGCCTCTTTGAACTGCACCGCCAATAGCTTTACCGCCGCCGCTGAATATATTCGGAAACGCACTAGCTATAACGCCTGTGATTTGTTTCTGAACAAATATCCTAGCGAGGTCAGATATGATGCTAGTCGCCATAGACCTGAATGCCTCTTTAGCATTCATAGTACCAGTAATAATTCCAGTAAGCCCGTCTTCAAGTTTTTGCAGACCTTTAAAAGCCGCGCCTCGTAGATTTGCCTCAACATCCTTTGATGCTTCGGCATAATCGGCAAAACTTTTATTGGCTTTTTGTAATGCAGTCTCCTGCCTCTCAAAACCTTCAGCAACGACTTGAACCGACTTGCCTAATTCATTTGATGGCTCAATTGTCTTATCTAGGTTTTCCCTAATCCTTGCAATGTCAGCCTGTAGACTTTCGCCAAATGTAAACTTATTTAAATCATCGCTTTTGAAAAAGTTTATAATTTCAATGCCGACATTTGCTAAACCACGAATTGCTTCAACAGTCTTTGATATAGCCTGTAGAACCACACCTGAAACAACTGTCCCAATCGATGCTAATGCTGGTAATAGCACAGCCGTTATTTGCTGACCTAAAGAACTAAAAACTCTAAACAGCTTGTCAAACCTATCGTTAGCCTCCTCGACAGCCAGAGCCTGTTCGCCTGTAAGTTCAATCGTGACTGCATTGAAATCGTCACGCAATGCCTGAAGACTAGACGAACCATTCTGCAACATATTGACCATGCCAGCACCAGCGCGACCAAATAAATCCATTGCGATGCGAACCTTATCGGCTGGGTTTTCAATTTGTGTGAAGCCGTTTGCAACTTCATTAAGCAAATGGTCAGTGGATTTTAAACTGCCATCGTTATTGCTTAACGTAATCCCCAGCGCATCAAAGGCTTTTATTCCTGTCCCGATGCCTGTTGATGCCTCTGATATAGATTTATTGAAACGCTCAAAACCTTTTTTTAGTTCTTCCGCGCCAGTGCCTGATTGACTTGCCGCAAATTGTAAGGTCTGTAATTGATTAACAGTTATACCCAACCGCGCTGACTGCTTTGCTAAATCATCAATTTGTGTAGAAAACTCTTTTAGTGCCAATGCACCAGCAAGGCCAGCCACCGCACCTCTTACAGAAAAGACTGAACTTTTAATTCTATTAAGTCCACCAGAAACCGAACGGAACGCATTTCGCGTTTTGTCCATTGCGGTAATTCGGATACTTAATTTTTCGTCAGCCATTTTTTATTGCCTCAAGATAAACAACCCACCCAAGCAATTCATTATATGACATTTCTTCTATTTCGGAAACAGTCTTATGCAATCGGTCAGCAATTGCGTACATTAAAAATAAATGCTGACCGTTACTTAGTTTTTTTCCAGTTCCTCAATAGTCGATATATTGCCCATAATCTTTGCGGCGACATCTGAAACATTTGAAAGAGGCAAGCGCATGAATACTGGCTTATCACCAACGTCAAAAACCTTCTCGCCGTTTTCATCCATCGCTTTTAATATAATCAAATCAACCAAACCCTCAATGGTTTGATTGTTTAGAAAATCAGGATGCTTGCGTTGTAACTTTTGAAAGTCGCCACAGGTCAGAGTTTTAGTATAAACCACCATTGGTTCATCGTCCTCACCCCATTCAGGTATCTCAACCTTAATAAGTTCAGACGCAATTTTACTGCGTATTAAATCGCCATACTTAGACATAGTGCCACCTTTAGTCTAGTTAATTTAAACTTGTGTTTCAGTTATTCCGCCAGTACCTGTGGCGGTAAATGAAACCTCGACCATTCCATCAAATGATGAATTAACGCTTTTACCAGTAACGATTACAGTTCCTGTGAAATATGTGTCGCCAGATGTTGCACCCTCTGGGTACAGTTCAAGCGTCAAAGATGAACCAACGTCTAGAGCGTTTTGCGCTGTATCGGTTTCATCAAAGAAACATTCCACGGATGCTGTGAATGAACCAAGACCAGCGACATAACTTCTAAACGAGTCACCCATGCTTGTGTCTTCAATTACATCGCCAGTTATATCCAAAGTAAAAGACCGGACTTCAGCAAGTGTATTGCCGCCGACCTTTACCAGTCCTTCTGAACCTGCGTGAGTTGCCATAGTTAAACCTCATTAATATCTGTTGCAACAGTGTCAGATTTTTTGGGCTTCTGACTTTTCCCTTTTTTCGGCTCGTCAGCCGACCATCCGTTAGCTTCCAGCTTTTTAGCAGTGTCAGCCCAACAAATAATAGAATTTCCGTCTTTATACAGTTTCACACGTTTCATATCAAACCGCCGTTTCTACGTCGTTTTCGAGAGTAACATAAAGCACTTCAATTGCAAAGCGTCCAATTCCAACAGGGTTCTCACCATCACCAGAAAAATCAGCATCAAATGAAATAACCTTTGTCTCTTTTGCATTACCGCCACGAGTTAGGTCTGTGGCAAGTGCCTCCTCAACTTCTTTGGAAATCGTATCCAGAGTGTTATCGACATTCGTATTACCTGAGACATAAGCCTCAACAGTAACATCCAGAGTGCGGATTTGTGTGCGAGGTGTATGAATAGTTCCGTATTCAGTCGCCTCTGACTTTGTGTAGATTGCGAGCGCAGGGAGTTTGGCTTCAGCAAGAGGATAAAACCGTGTCTGGAATACATTTGCGCCAGTGGTTGTCAGACCAGTCAATGTGGTTTTAATATTATCTCTTATAGATTTTCTTACATGCGCCACTAATTTTCCTCCAGCACCAAGACAGTGACGCCAGTGCCATCGCTTTGAACCACTCGAACAGTGTAAGCAATAGAGTTAATAGTAATGCTATCTCCTTCGGAGGCTGTCGATACATCTGATGTGCGACAAGCAAAGCGCGGTTGCTCCATTGCAACAGCAACCTCACCACCTGTTTCAACCTCGAAAAATTCATTATCAAATATCCCATTTACTGTCGCAGGAGAACCGCCTTGCTTTGTATATGTAGCCGCAACACCGAAATCATCCGTTTCAAAGAATACAGCAAGTTCGCTGGCGGTCTCTACAGCCATTATTCATCCTCTGGGGTTTCTAAACTCTTTACGGCGCGATTTGTTTTCTTTGGCGCGGCCTTTTTTACTTTAGCTTTTGCCATACCGCGATTGATAAGTTTCTCAGCGATACGGTCTTCAATCTCAACTACTTCACCAGCCATAAGGTTTCCACCAGTTCCGATAAAGCATTTTTCTAAAATTTCAATTTTCATAATAATTCCTAAAAGGTCACGGTGGGGACTAAGCCCCACCGATTCCAATTACCTAAGTTAAGCGATGCTTACTTCGTCAGTTTTGGCGAAGCTAACAGCATTGCGGACACCAACATCCAACTCAGCATGGAGAACCATTCTAACAGTTCCTGCTTTAGAGTTTGAATATGGGTCAACAAGCAAGCTAGGCGCACCGAAGCTGGCAATGATAAGCTGGCTGAAGTCGCCGTATACCAATGCAGAAGCGTCGTTGCCACCATCGCCGGGGTCAAGCGTGGTTGGCACATTGCTGGTGAAAGCAATCGGCTGACCATAAAGCTCGTTCCAAGGTGCGTCCAAGATTTGAACACTATCTGTGGAAGATACTTTAGCAGTTGAAGCCAACTTAGCTTTAACAGCAGGATGTGATAAGAAGCCTGCGGCCTCTTGATTCACGATGCCGTTGTCTTCCTCGACCAATTTGACCAGTGCAATGATATCTGCCCATGTCAAAGCGTCAACGTCTGTGCCGGATGAAATATCCAGATTGTTGATTCCTGATGTGTTCAAAATACCTGTTGGCTGACCGCCTGAACCTGAACCATTGATGGCATAGAACTCTGTACGGTCTGCGGCAGATGAGAGAAGGTCGTTACGAATGATTTGCTCAATTGCTGGCACACTCTCCAAAATTAGAAGTCGAGACATATCCACGAAGCTGCCCATTGTGCGTGGCTGGAGCGTAACTCCACCATCTGTGCCAGCACCATCGGCAACATCAGCAAGCTCTTCAACAAAAGCGGCATTTGCGCCTGTTGCCAGTTTTGGCATCTTAATACGGCTGGTCAGACCAGACATATAAGTAGTACCCAAACCGCCAAGCACTTGACGTGCGCGGAGTGCTTCGATGAACATATCACCGCGATGCTCGGTTGGTACGAAGTCATCAAAAACAACTTCTGAACCAGAGCCGCCAGTTGCGGCTGTTGAGAGAGCACCACGTTGTTGCCAAGCAAAGTCGGGGACATATACGCCCTCGGCTTCACGACCAACACGCTTGCTGATTTCGTCGTTGATTTCACGCTCGAAGCCAGCTTTGCGCCAGTCACCAGTGATTTGTGCTTGAACCATACGTCCGAGCGAGTAAGAACGCTTTTCTTTAACAGGTGCGTCGATTACTGCGGCAGGAGTATCAAGCGGCTTTTCATCACCGATTGAATCTAAAAGCTGACCACGGAATTGGTCAACGGATAGACCGTTGCGAATGGCCTCATCAGCGAGGTCACGCTTGTTGTGTTTGGAAGCGATTGCGAGGATTTCGCTATCGTTCTTCCGTGCGGCTTTGACAGCTTCAGCCTTCGCCGCATCAAGGTCAATACCTTGAGTTTCAATATTATCAGACATTTTTATCTCCTTAACATCTGAGGGTTGCAAAGGTTCGGAAACTGACCGCCCTACCCCAGTCTGACTTGACCTGTCGCTTGGGATACTAACGATGCTGATTTCCATAGGCGTAGTGGCCACGCGAACAATATCGTCCGCATCGCCTTCACGCTCTACGCGACCATCAATACGATAGCCGACTGAAATGTTCGCTCTGATTCCATCGCGAACATCGTCAAAGACTTCTGAGGCCATTGCGCTTCTTCCAAAGCGAACAATTGCACGGAGACTACGTGCTTCCTCATCCATCTCAACTCTCTCAACCACGCCGATTTGCTTTGTCATATCATGGTCAAGCAAAAGTGGTGCGCGGCCTGAATTTAAAAACTCTAGGTTCATGCTTTCTCGTGAATGGTCTATTACTTCCATTCCGAAATCGCGCTCGACAGGTTCTTCACTAGAAACCCCGACGCGAACCATTCTAGTTTCCTCATCGATAAAACGCTCATCTTCAAAGCGATGTGAACGCTTGACCATATCTGTGCGGTCTAGCCGTTCCATATCTTTTTCATCATCGCCCTTTTCTTCATCTTCGTCGTGATAAGGACGCTCCTCAGTCTCTGGCATAGACTTGCCAAAGGTGATGATGTAAGCGTCTTCCGTCTCCTCGACGTTCTGAATATGCCGTTTTTCAATAGTATCCATATCTTTTTCCTCATCCTTTGTTGACAGAGGGTGACCTGATGGTAGCAAATCTGTATCGTGTTTGCCACCCTGAAATCTTCCAGTGCGCAAAACAAACAAAAATGAATTTACGCGAGCCATTGCCCACTGCTGTGGCGATGAGACATTTGGCCTTGAAATTCCAGCCCCAGCCGCCGCGCCCATACCTCGGTCATAAACAGTCCCAAGAGTTCCTGCTGTGGTTCGCTTGCTTGCAACGTTATTGACTTCTTCGTTATGTTCTTCAGCTTTTTTACGCAACGACTTCTGTGTTTCGTCTGGCAAATCACTTAAGGCACGGTCTTCATCTTTTTTGCCTTCAAGTTTTTTTATCAACTCAAGCATCGCGTCTTTCATGCGCTGTTCGCCAAGTGTGCCAATCACACCCCACTTCATCTGAGCAACTACGCCGCCGATATTAGACTTGTTTGGCTGTAAATCGGCATCCTTAAACTGTGCGCCATCTTCAAAATGTCGAGCCGCCCAAGCCTCGCGCTCTTTTATCCAGTCAATAGTGCCTTGTGTATCCTCACCATCTCTCGCTTTAGTCCAAAAGTTAAAAGCCTCGTTGCCTCTGATGTTACCGCCTGTGCGCCAGACCGCTTTATTATTCTCCTTAACGCCTTTAGCAAAGTCATAATCGAACTGCGGATAATTACTATTCCGCAAGCTGATTTTTTTATCTTCACCTTTTACTGGAAAATCAGTCGCCATCTTCAAATCCATCTACATCAGGC